CAACAACGCACCGTTCGAAATGGCAACCAAGTTGTCACAGAGATCGTCACCGAACGCATGGAAATGCCTGACCCAACACCATCGGAGGCTGACCCCGCCCAGCAACAGCAGGCGGCTGACCACCGCGACGGTCCAACACCCCCTGCAATTGAGCCTGCAGGGGTCCAGACAGAGACCGCGGCCGACGTTATCAATTCGGCAAAACCGGAGATCAACTACCGTGCTCAGGTGGAATCATACCTATGCCAACAGGTTATATTCTGCCCACGCACGGAAGACACGGCAAGGGGGCTGAACCGAAAGGGGATAGCCTGGTGTCGTGATCACGGAATGGACGATGAGTCCGTGATAAAGAGCATTTGTGCAGCGGCCGTCATATCAGCGATGGCTATGCAACCCGAAGAACAACAGTTGGGTGTACTGTACAACAACCACCGGTTTCAAAAGAACATCGACGCGGTGAACCGTATTGCTCAAGGGAGGGCAGGACGGCCCCACTACTCACTTGCAAGGAGGCTGGGTAGCTGGTTTAATCACCGGCTTCTTGGCAACCCGAAGAGGGGTCGTGAGGACTGGACTGTTGGCCCGAGCAAATAGGGTTGCCTAGTACGTGTGCCTGCAGTCTGCGCTTATCCTAAACAGCTCGAGGAGATGGCAGCATTTTGCACCGCACCAAAACCGCCTCCGTACTGGGCTCACAACACAGAGGTGAAACATCGGCAGTTGATCCGTCTTCTGCCACCAATTCCGGGACTATGGGCATGCTACACACATTCCAACTGTGTGTGTAACCAGGTTGTTGTCATCAGCAACCGGGTTGTAGGCAAAGTTCCGTTGCCAACAGAAGCAGGACTCGTGCGGCTTAGGGCGCAGGTCAAGAAGCTTTACCGCTGGATCGGCCACGTTGAACCGTGGACTGAGAGGAAAGTGGTTGATAGTTTCAAAGACCGGCGTTGGAAAATGTACGACAATGCTCTCCGCTCACTCGAGGTACGCTCATTTGACAAAGGTGACGCATCCATCAAAGCGTTCATCAAGAGCGAGCTGTTCGACCCAGGGGACAAAGTCAATCCAGACCCCCGGGTTATTAGCGCACGAAGTCCGCGCTATAACATCTTGTTGGCCAAGTTCATCAGGCCATTGGAACATCGAATGTACAAGATGCGCTCTAAGCGAGGCCTTAGGGTCTTTGCTAAGGGCTTGAACAGCACCGAGAGGGCGGAGGTGATACGAGCGAAAATGGACTGTTTTGCGGACACAGTTTGTTTTTCCCTCGATGCCAGTAGATGGGATAAGCACGTTGATTTCAAAGTGCTTGAGATCGAACACTCTGTCTACAAGCGGGCTACACCAGACCCGCAGCTCAACCAATTGCTGGACTACCAGCTCGTGAACCGATGCCGCACCTTCCAAGGGGTAAAGACCAAGGTTCATGGCAAGAGGATGAGCGGCGATATCACCACGGCGATAGGAAATTGTTTACTAATGGTAGCTATGATCTGCGCCATTATGGACATGCTCGGAATTCCGTATGAGGTGTTTGACGACGGGGACGACTGTCTCCTATTCATTCCCGGAAAGTACCGCCAACGAGTACGGGACGCGCTTGAGGCCCAATTCCTTGAATTTGGACAAGAAGTCAAGTTGGAGAATGAAGCAACTGAGATGGAGAAGATAGTCTTCTGCCAGTCACGCCCCATCCAAACAGCGGATGGCTGGAAAATGGTTAGGAACTGGAGGAAAGTCCTTGCCCA